TAAATTTGCAGATGCTGGTTTCATAGCAGATGCGAATGGTAACGAAGAACTTGTATTTCAAACTACGGCATCTGCAGTTAACCATGTAGAATTAACAAACGCGGCAACAGGTAATGCTCCGACACTGAATGCTGTCGGTGGAGATACGAACGTATCATTATCATTAGCAGCTAAAGGTACTGGTTCACTTATTATTAATAGTAAGGCAAGTCTCACGAAAGAGACTGTAACTGGTACAGGTGCAGCATCGGCGTTAGTTCCATTAACAATTTTAAATAACGGTGGAGCAATTGCAATATCACTTATCAATGGTGATACTGATGGACAAATTAAAAAATTTATTAATATAGGAGCCGGAGTTGCAACAATTACTCCAGCAACATTTGCAAACGGAACTACTGTAGCGCTTGCGCAATATGCAGTAGCAGAACTATTATGGACTGGAGCAACTTGGGTACTTTGTAATCAAGCAACTTCTGGTACAGTTCCAGCACTAACCGTAGCATAAACGAGATAATACTTTAAGGAAAGTAAAATGGCAGCAACAATTACAGCAGATATGAGAAGACGATTTATCGATGAATTTAAGAATGATGCAGATTCTGCTTCGGTTAACTACTATATTGGTATATCAAGAAGTGAAGATTGGAATGACTCTGATGTTGCTCCTACTCCAGAAAATAGCGAGAAAGAACAACGTAATTTCAGACACGGTCTTCAGTCTGTAAAAAAAGCATCAGACTATTCATTCGTTATTCCACGAGTTAACTGGACATCCGGTACAACTTATGCTGCATATGATGATTCAGTTGTGGCTCATCCAACTATTCCTTATTATGCGATGACTGCCAATAACGCTGTTTATGTTTGTCTTCGTCAAGGTACAAACTCAGCTGGTGTTGCACAGCCTTCGACTGTTGAACCAACTGGTTCTTCTACAAAAGGTATAATAACATCAGACGGTTATGCATGGAAATTATTATATACGGTTGGAACTTTAGATGCAGCAAAATATAAATCTGCAAACTTTATTCCAGTTAAATTACAAGGTGCAACAGACAGTTCATCTCCTGCGACTGACGTAGAACAACTTGCTGTTCAAACTGCTGCAATACCTGGTAGACAAATTGTAGGTATTAGCTTAGATTCGGGTGGCGCAGGTTATTCATCTGGCCCGACTGTTACAATCACAGGTGACGGAGATTTAACTACAAACTCTGGTGCACATGCCAGTGCTACAGTCAGTGGTGGAGCCGTTGTTAAGATTGTAATGAATGACGATAGTTCAGGTGCACCTAATGCAATTGAAATGGGACAAGGATTTAACTTTGCAAGCGTTACATTATCTGGTGGAGGATCTCCTACTAAACCTGCTGTAGCTAGAGTAATATTCGGACCGAAAGCTGGTTTTGGTGCAGATCCAAGAGATGATCTACGTTCACGCGCAATTATGTTTAATGCGAAACCTGTAGGAACTGAAGATGGTGAATTTATTGTAGGCAACTCGTTCAGACAGATTGGTCTTTTAAGAAATCCATTACAAACAGATTCTGCTTCAGATGGTGTTGCATTTACTTTAAGTGATGGTAACTGTTTACGTAGACTTCAAATGGCTTCAATATCATCAAACTTTACACAAGGTTCTTTAATGACTGGTGGTACATCAGGAGCAAAAGCATATGTAGATAAAACAGATTCAGATGAGATTTACTATCACCAAACAGAAGGAACTGGATTCACACAATTCCAAGAAGCCGAAGCCGTTACAGATGCGGCTGGTGGTGCAGGTAACACTCAAGCGTCTGGTACTGACGGAGATACACTAGCTTATCACGAACCAAAGGTGAATAAGTATAGTGGAGAATTATTGTACGTTGAAAATAGGGCGGCAGTTACAAGAGCCGCAGACCAAACTGAAGATATTAAAGTTATTATCGAAATATAAGGATTTACGATGGCTACTCAACTAATACAAACTACATTTGCTAATACGTATAAAGACGATTATAGCGATAGTGATAACTATTATAAAGTCCTATTTAATAATGGCAGAGCTCTACAACAACGTGAGCTCAATCAAATGCAATCGATTATTAACAATGATGTAAAAACAAATTCAGATTTTATATTTGCGCATGGAGCTGCAGCAGTCGGTGGTTCAACTAACTGTAGAAACAATGCCGCATTTATTAAACTTGATCAAACAACAAATGCTTTACCTACAGATCTTACAACTGTTGAAGGTGTTATATTTACAGAAGCAACTACAAGTATTAAGTTCAGAGTTGATAAGGTAGAAGTAGCTGCAGGTGCAGATCCTGCAGTTTGTTACGTAACATATCTAGATGCAAACAATATTGACGGACTATCAACAGGCGGTATTAAAGCAACTCCTGGTAATAACTTTACTGGTGGAAGTGTTACATTAACAAGCCAAACAACAAACACAACCGGAAATCCTGCGATTGGCGAAGGCACACTCTTTGAAGTGAACGAAGGTAAATTTTATCTTGAAGGTCATTTCGTACATACTGCTAAACAAACGCTTGTTGTTTCTAAATTTAGTTCAACTCCTGATGCAGTAATCGGATTCAAAGTTACTGAAGATATTGTAACAACATCTGATGATGAAGATTTATTTGATAACAGCGGTGCGACTCTTAACTTAGCATCTCCTGGTGCAGATCGATATAGAATCAGACTCACACTGATAGATGAAGCTGATATTTCTGCAGGTGATTATTTTATTAAACTAGCAGAATTAGTTAACGGTGGAATTGCTAAGAGTATCAATAGTAAAGGTGCTGGACCTGCATTAGCAAAGGGACTAAACAACGTTTTAGCTGCACGTACATTTGAAGAAAGTGGTAATTATACAACACAAAGAATGTTGGTTGATTTTATTACTAATGCCGATTCTGCAACAAAATTAAATATTATTGTTGGATCAGGTACAGCATATGTTGCTGGTAATCGTATGAATTATATGAGTAAAAATGAACTTAAAATTGCAAAGCCAAGAACAACTGAAACATTAAATAATAAAGTAACTGCAGCTTCATTTGGTAACTACGTCGTAGTCACTACAATGCTAGGTATTCCAAAAGTACATACATTAGAAAAAATGAATCTACGAGACGCCGTTACTCATGGCGGTAATACAATCGGAACATGTAGAGTTCGAGCCGTAGAAAAAGACGGTACTAATTACAGATTTTATATTTTTGATGTAGCAATGAATGCTGGTAAAAACTTTAGTAAAGTAAGAAGTATTGGTGCTTCAGCTACACAATACGGTGATGTTGAAATACTAGCAACTGGTGTTGCAGAAGGTGCAGGTAATGTTGCACGTATAATAGATCCTACAAATAATAATCTATTCTTTCCTGTTAATAAAGAACGACCATCATCGCTTACAGATATTTCATTAACAACACAGCACAGAGTTACAGGAACACCAGATGGTTCTGGTAATATAACATTAACAGCAGCCTCTCTTATTTCATCAGATCATGTATGGGATAATAAAGATAGTTGGATTGCAACTGCAGATGATGATGGTGTTGTCGATGGTAATATGGTTATTACTTTGGCTGGTGATGCTACAACTGCCGCTATTACTGGATTAACTGCAAGTCAAGCACATACATTCATAGTATATGCTAAGAAAACTGCCGCGACAGTTAAAGCAAAAACACTTACCTCAATCGCAGCAGCAGATTATACTCCAGCTTCAAACGGAGATATAAATTTAGCCAAGACAGATATTTACGATGTAAGTCTTATTCAAGACGTACGAGGTAATTTTAATGCCGATATATCAGATAGATACATTATTGATAACGGTGCTAGAGATAACTTCTACGATGTTGGTAAATTAATATTAAAAGCCGGAGCAGTTGCTCCTGCAGGAAATGTTAAAGTTGCATTCAGACATTTCACACATGCGACTAATGGAGATTTCTTCGCAGTTAACTCTTACAATGGCCAAGTCGACTATGAAGATATACCTTCACATCGACAAGTAAACGGAGAAACAGTACAACTACGAGATGTACTTGACTTTAGACCTACGGCTGCCGTAGAAAAAGTTGGTAACTCAGATCACTTCCATACAGGAACAGATGATCAGATTATTCCTTTACCTGAAAACAATGGTTTAATTCAATATGACTTAACAAAGTATCTTGGACAAAAAGGTATTGTTTATGTATCACCAACTGGTGGTTTGGGCGTAAGACTTGGAGATGCAGAAGAGAATCCGCAATATCCAGAGCTAGAACCCGAGTCTCTTAAACTTGCTCGAATACAATTAAACCCATATATGTTAGACGATGAAGATGGTAATATAGAACACATTGATAATCGTAGATATACTATGAGAGACATTGGTCAGATAGAAAAACGTTTAGGTCAATTGGAAGAAATCACTGCACTTACAATGTTAGAGATGGAAACTAATAATATAGATGTACTTGATTCGACTGGTGTGAATAGATTAAAAGCAGGTATTACTGCAGATAATTTCCAAAACCATTTCCAATCAGATACATCATTATCAGATTATAGAGCTGCTATTGATCCTGCTAAAAACGAACTAAGACCTTCTTTCATTGCAAGACCTATTGAACTTGTATATGATTCTGCGGCTTCAAGCGGAGTCGTAAGAGCTGGCGATAAAGTTATGATGGCGTATAGTCAGGTTGCATGGAAAACACAAGACAATGCTTCAAGAGGCGTTGCTGTTAATCCATATGGTTCTGCTAGAATAAATGGTACAATAACAATGTCACCTTCAAGTGATGCATGGTATGATACAGAAGTTGTAGCAACTCGAGTTCAAAAAGGTGACGCATCTTTCGATACTTCAAACGCAACAATATTCGGTAACTGGGATTTCAACTGGTCAGGTATTAGTGATGATGAAATAGCTACCTATAAAACAGGTGATAATATTGGATCTCATGCAGTTGACGGCGGTACTACTGTATCAACAAGCGGATCTGTTACAACCGAATATAAGAAAAGAGAAACTCAG